TGAAAATACAAGCTACAGTAGTATTCCAAAAGAACTGGGAGGCTAATAAAAGAATTATAGTCAATCAAGGAAGCTCTAGAAGTTCCAAGACTTATTCTATAGCTCAGAAATATATCCTTAAACTTCTAAAAGAAAAAGGTAAGATTTTATCTATTGTAAGAAAGACTTCACCAGCCTTAGATTTAACTGTAGCTAGAGACTTCTTTGAAATACTTATCAACTGGAACTTATACGATAGCAAAAACCATAACAAAACATTAAAGACATATAACCTTAATGGCAACTTGGTAGAGTTTCTTGGTATGGATAACCCACAAAAGAAAAGAGGAGCTAAAAGAGACTATTTGTGGCTTAATGAGGCTAATGAATTATCCTTAGAAGACTGGAGGCAGTTAGCTATGAGAACAACAGGGGAGATTACATTGGACTTCAACCCTTCAGACTCATTCCATTGGATTTATGATGATGTAATGACCAGAGATGACTGCCAAGTTATAAAATCTACTTATAAAGACAACCCATTCTTGCCACAAGAAGTGATAGATGAGATAGAAAGATATAAGGTATTAGATCCAAACTTCTGGAGAGTATTTGGATTAGGAGAAAGGGGAATATCAGAAGACTTAATCTATACTCATTGGCAAAGATGTGAGGGATTACCAGAAAGTTATGATAGAAGGTATTATGGAGCTGACTGGGGATTTAATAATCAGACTGCTATTGTAGAAGTAAGAGAAAAAGATAATGTGTTATATGTACAAGAGTTATTATATCAATCAGGATTAAACTCAGATGAGATTATAAGAAAGCTACAAGAGTTAAACATACCTAGAGATGCAGTTATAGTAGGAGATAGTGAAGACCCTGGTAAAATAAATGACATTTATATGGCGGGATACAACATTAAACCAGCTTATAAGAATAAAGGCTCAGTTATAAGAGGTATAAATGCAGTAAAAACTAAAGAAATATATATAACTAATACTTCAATCAATATGATTAAGGAATTACAATTCTATAGATGGCAAAAGAATAAAGATAACCAAACAATGGATATGCCAATTAAGGTAAAAGACCATATTATGGACGCTATGCGGTATTGTATAGACTATATGGAACTTGAAAAGGCAACAGATGGTAAGATATATAATAATAAACCATTTGGATTTTAATATATGAAGCAATATCCTCCACAAAAAGACATAGACAGATTAGCCAAATATGATACCTATGAGAAATTATTTCAAGGTAATCATAGAGTAGCATTCAGTAAAAGATTAGAGCAATATGCTAGTCAATTTGCAGGAGATATGTCTCTTGTAAGATATGTAGTACTTCCTTATCCTAGAATTATCAGCACTATCTCAGCCGACCTTTTATTTGAAGAACAACCAAAAATTGTATTAGAAAGCGATACCAATCAAAACTTTGTAGACAAATTATGGTATGAGAATAGTATGTGGACTACTTTATACGAGGAAGCTTTAGTTTCAAGCTATAAAGGTGACTCTGTACTTAGAATATTAGCTGTAGACGGACAAATTAGAATAGATACAGTCAAACCAGATGTATATTTCCCAGTATATAATGACAATAATGTCAAAGCTCCAGTAAAAGAGCATATATTAGCTTATGTACAGGTAATTGCAGATAGACAATATCTTGTAGTAGAGACTTATAGAGTAGGAGAAATAGAAACACAGGTATTTGATTTCAAAGATGGTGTTATAGGAGGGGAATATAACCCTATGGATATGTTAGGTATAGAACCTATAGTAAAAACAAACTTAGGAGAAGGATTTAGCCTTATTCATCATATAAAAAACTGGGGGATGAGTGGTAAATTTTGGGGGATTAGCGATTATGAGGATTTAATGGACTTATTTTTTGCTATAAACAACAGATTATCTAGAAACGAGCATATCTTAGACAAACACGGTGATCCAATTTTAGCAGTGCCTAAAGGTGTATTAGATAGCAATGGGAATGTATCAAGACAGCAATTAGGAATGATAGAACTACCTAGCCATCCAATGACAGGTGAAGCAGATAAACCAGAATATATTGTTTGGGATAGCAAACTAGAATCATCTTTTGCTCAAATTGATGTATTATTAGAGCAGTTATGGATTAGCTCACAGATGTCCCCTACTTTGTTTGGACTTACCAAATATGGAGTAGCAGAGTCAGGAAGAGCTTTAAAATATAAATTACTTAGAACTTTATCTTTGAAACACCGCAAACAGATGTACTGGGATAATGGAATAAAAGCACTTGTAGAGTCTGCTATTGAATTTGCAAGAAATAATCAGTTAACTAGTGATGGAATGCGACCAGCTGAGACTGAAGTACCTACAATCTACTGGCAAGATGGAATTATTATGGATGAATTAGAAATCCTACAAGCAGAACAGGCTAAATTAGATTATGAATTGACCACTAAAGAGGATGCAATCTCTAATGTAGATGGTATTACCAGCAATGAAGCTCAAAATAAACTAGCTAGAATACAAGAGGAATTAGATGCTAAGAATAAAGCTAATCCATTCTCAATGGAAAATAGAATGATGATAAATAACAACGACGACGAGGAAGACGACGACGATGAAACAGAAGATTAGTCCTGAAGGGATAGTCCAATCAGACATACAAGTTAAATTAGTAGAAGCTATTGTAAAAGAGGCTTATCTTGACCTTGCTACTTATGCAGATAGATTAGACAAAGGTACAGTCTCTGCTAAATCTAAAGCAATTAAGAATATTGCAGATAAATATAATCTACAACTAGAGGCTTGGGCAAACATAACTATCCCCTCTCTATACTATGAAGGGATGACCAATGCTGTTAATGCCTCAATTAAAGGTGGGCAAGTGTATAGTTTTGACCAATCTTTTGTAGCCAAACATCAGGAAGCCTTAGAAGCTCTTATATCTCAGACTTATACTTATACCAGCAAGATATCTCAAGGTATACAAGACAGCGGTACTAGAGCTTTAACCTTTGCTGAACAAGAAAAGATAAAAGTAGAAATAGGAAAAGGATTAGTTACAGGAGCTGACCAGAATACTATAGCAAAAGGAGTAGTTAATGTATTGAAACAGGCTGAAGCTACTGCAGTGGTATCTGTAGCAGGTAGAAGACAGGGGATTGACACTTATGCCTCTACCCTAGCTCGTAGCATATTAACAGATGCTCAATGGCAGGGGACTAGTAACACTATAATTCAAGAGGGATATGATCTAGTACAAGTGTCAGACCATTTTGGAGAATGTGCATTATGCCGACCTTATGAGAATGAAGTGTTATCTCTGACAGGTAGAACTAAAGGATATACTATTTTAGCTGAAGCTAAAGCTAATGGATTACAGCACGCTAATTGTAGACACTCAATTTCACCTTATACTGAAGCATTAGCAGAGGTAAGTAAAGTATGGGATGTTAAAACACAATCATATCAGCCTAAAGAATTAGTAGATGCTCAGAACTGGGTAAAAGAAAAACCAATTAAAGACTCTGAAGCAATAGTTACAAGAGAAGCTAAACAATATATTTCAAAAGGAGAAGCTAAAGCATTAGAATTAATTAAAAAAGGACAAAATGCTACACAAATAACAGATGCTGGAGTAGCTACAATAGGTGAAGTTATAAAAGCAAATCAAAGATATCAAGGATTAGGATTATTAGCAGATTATGATTCAGCAGAATTAAATGAAAATTATACATTATCTAACAGAATAGCAGGAATTATTTCATTATCTCAAGATAAAAAGATTCAACCATATAAAAAAGAATTTTTAGATAGATTAGATAAAGATTTATTAAAGCGAACAATGCCTACAGTGCCAGAAAAAGATGTTAAAACTATTCTTAAAGCCTATGAGCAATTTACAACTAAGATTGGAATAGAAGATTATAATATAGTTAACAAAGCTATAAAAGATAAAGATATAAAAACTATCCAAGAAGTCAAAAAAAGGACTAAAGACGAGAGATTAAAAGAAAGTCTAGATGTACTATCTGATTATATAGAAAAATAGGCAACAGATGGTAATATAGCCTTAACGGATCATCCACGATACGGATGTTATCAACATAATTTGCATAAATATGGCAGAGGATACAACACCGCTGGAGAGCGAAACCACTCAAGATACAACTACTGAAACCAAAGTAGAAGAGACAAAACAAGAAATCCAAATTCCAAAATCAAGGTTTGACGAGGTTAATAAGAAATACAAAGAAACTGCAGCTAAGCTAGCAGAATTCGAAACCAAAATCGCTGAGGAACAAGGCAACTGGAAACAACTTGCAGAGGCCAGAGAACAGGAGCTTAAAGATATACAAAACAGATATAGACAAAGCAATCTTGAAAAATCTCTAATACAGGAAGCAGTAAAGTATAATCCTCACGATGTAAATGCAATTATGCGATTTGTTGAGACTGACAAGGTAGCTGATGAGACTGGGGAAGTTAACACCACAGCATTATCCGCTGAATTGCAGAGAATAAA